GACTTCTTCTTTTTGTGCGAAGACTCATCGCCGGACTCGGCCTTCTTGCGCTTCTTGTCACCCCCCGCCGCGCCTTGGTTGTTAGATGATGAAGAAGAAGAAGAGTGGACGCGCTCGCTCACAACTTCCTCTTCCTGCACTACACCAAAATCAACCTCCTCGTCCTTTGCCTTATTATTGTTATTGTTGTTGTGAGTGGTCGACCCGGAGTCCTCCTCCTCCTCCTCGGGCTCCTCCGAATTCATTAAAGCCTGAAGCGCGCGCGCGGCTTGCAGAGGGTCCACGACCTGGACGATCTTGGCGCCACCGAGAACGCCGCGCTCGCGCGGGGGCGCCGGCTTGATGTAAACCTCGCGAATGGCATTGATGGGGCCAAAGGAGGCCGCGACGTACAGCTTGCTCATCTGGAAAACAACCGTGGCCTTGCTGCCGCGCATGCAGTCACCGGGACCCACCCAACGGTATTGAAGGTTGTTGCGCTCGTCCTGCACGGGGCGTCCCGTGGCGTCCGTGATGGGCACGCGCTCCGTGTACGTGTCCGTGTTCGTAACCGGGTCCTTACCCATAAAGAGGTAGAAGCGAGTATCGCCCTCCTTGAAGTTGCTCATGCGGCCAGACGGGTCGCAGATGCGCGGCTTCCACACGACATTGTCGACCATTTTGGTGTTGGGTACACCCTTGACCGTGCAATCCTTGTAGACAATGTGGTCGACATAGTCCTTCCAGCCATACACCTTGCCGTGAATTGAATCGTCGTACTTGGCACCCTCTTTCGCCTCCTTGCCCTCCTTGATAAAGGGCGTGTAGGCGCCGCGCACAACGTCGACGCTGCTCATGCTCTTGGCCTTTTGCGAGCCGAAAAAGTCAACCTTGTTCTTCAAGGCAAAATTCAAAATGAGCGTGTCGACTTCCGTGGCCTTGGAGCGAAAATCGTCAACGTCCTTGCGCTCGCCCTGAGGAGGAAGGCCGAGTTCCAAATTAAAGCTAAAGGCGTCCTCGACATTCTCGCCAGACGGCTTGACGTTCCAAAGAACGCGGAGGTCCTTCGGCGCGGTCATGGCCCGGGCGAACTTGGGGTCGGAATAATCGATAAAACACGATTGTCCCTTCCCGCCCTTGTTTTGAGAAAGATTTTTGATTGCAATCGACGCGCAGCTCACATCAGCGAAGGCCTGGTAGGGTGAGGACATCTTGGGCTTTCTTTTATGTAAAGATGAAAGAATTATGGATTTATATGTAAAAAAAAAATTGATTATATTAAAATTAAACGCACTTGCACTATTTATTTAAATTAATGTAAATGCATTTATTTGTTTTTGTCGTAATTGTGATTAACACACAACACAAAAACTTAAGCCAACACAAAGGCACGAAGAGAAAGAATGAAAAAGTACATCATTTCAGGGTTGGGAAACAAATGTGAAACTACTTGCCTCCATACAGAACATCAAAGGACACAACAACTTAAAAAAAGCATTAATGAAAATGGGGAAGAAGAAGGAGAAGGAGAAGGAGATAAAGAAGGAGAAGGAGATGAAGAGGAAGAGGAAGAGGAAGAGGAAGAGGATGATGAGCAAGATAAAATTATTCCAATGCTTTGCTATGGACTTATTTTACTCGTCTTGACTACTTTGCTCGCAGGAAGTTTTATTACTATCTTGTTTTCAAAAAACCAAGAGTTTGCAAACATGACGAAAAAGATCTTTGTGGCGATTCTTTTGGGAGAAATGTTTGGGGTTTTGCTGTCCATTCTGTGCATAATAATGTACTGCACATGTGATGCCTCAGCTGCAAAATATTTATACAAGCAAATTTGTAACTTCAGATACACGAGAGCGAGAGAGGAGGAAGAGAAAGAAAAAGAGAAAGAGAAAGAAATTGATTTTGGAGGAGTTGAAGGAGAAGGAAGAGTAATGCAAAATGCATATAAGTTGAAAATTGTGTGAGTCACCTTCACAACTTTTAAAAAAACGTACTAAAACAAAACCCAAAAATGACCTCAGCATTGTCAAAGCCAACCTATGTTTCATCAAAACTTATTGATTCGACAAACGTAAAGACAAGCGCAATTTTTTCTCCTCAAGTATGGTTGTCCGATTCGTCTGGACCTCCTTTGGCGACGGACTCGGTGATTGATGGGGCATCATGGACAAGCGCAATTAATCGAATTAAGCAACTTGAGCTTCAAAATGTCAGAGTCACAAACATGGAGATAAAGTTGACATCCCTGATTCAGAGCGTCCGCACGATTCTCATCTATCTTAACGAGCTCAAGGTCGCCGTCGAGCTCTTGGATTCGTCGGGTGCTACAGTGGATCCTCCTCCGGTGCCTACGTAAGGGATTGTAAATCCTCATGCGGTGCCTACGTAAGGGCAGAAGTTTTTGCGGTGTAATGCAACTTGCATGCGTTTAACCCTGATTTAAAGGACATGACAAGTATTGTAATTCCTAAAGCCAATGCAGCGTATTTCCACAAATAATGAACGCCAGAAAAGTCCGTTGCGTGAATTCCTCTTTGGCCGGCAAACCGCTTGGCCGCGTCGGAGCTCGGCGAAAAGAAGGGCGCAATTCGGAGACTTGGAAAATGCAATGCAAATGCGCCGAATTGGCCTCGTTCCGCTTCGGACAAGTAAAAGTCGTCCTGCTTTGTCTTGAAGAGTTCTGATTTGTAATCAGCCCAAACTAAATGAGGAAATACTTGCACATACGAAGAAAGACCGATCTGGTCGTCAGCGTATCCCTTGTTCAAGGCCCAGGTCAAGGCAGTCGCCAAGGCCTTGCACTCACCCATAATTAATCCGGCGCACATGAATCTACTATTTCCCACAATATGTTTTTTATGATCCTCATTCTCATTCCACCACTCCGTGATTAACCCGCAATTCATGCCGCAGCCCTTTTCGATACTCACGACGATAGGTCGATCAAACTTTTCGTATACATCTAGTAACCCGTCCGAAGCTTTTCGAATAAAAATAACGTCGTACGCGTCCGATAAAATGACGCGAGATGTTGGGCCGTGCGATTCAGACCACAAGAGCATTGCATCCCTATATGTTTTCATGCGGTACCGCCACCCTTTCCACGCGTCACCAAACCCCAAAATGCGATATGAATACCCTTGCGTTAATAAAGACTCTTGCCAATTGTGCAGTCCGATTGTGTACTTGGTCGCAACCGTAAAGACGCACAAATCGGACGCTGGCAAATCGGGGCTGTCATGTTCCAACGCCATGTTCAACTTTTTTATTTATGTAGCTTTAGATTCATAAAAAATATTTATAAATCTTTGGATCATAAACAAATAATGAAAGAAAAAATGGCTAAAAAAGTGTTTATTGATCTAACTATGATAGCATTTATAGATTTATAGGGTTTGTAATGGTCGTAGTCCTTTATATTTATACAAGCACTTTGTTAGGTCCTGAAATAGGTCCGACTGGGCCGTATTTGACTCAGGGTGGATTGACTGCGGCCCTGTCATCTTTAAACGGGTATCCAAGAGATATATTTCCGGGAGTCAATGTAGTGGACGGAACAGCATCCGTTTCGATAATTAAAGTGAGACAGACTCCAAAGTATGAGTATCCTGAAAACTTTACGTTTATGAGCAATTGGAATTTCGTTACATATGATCCACAGTATGTTGTTTTAACAACGACAAACAGTTCAAATGATACTGCAAGAGCAATACAAGGATCCGGTGCGTGGAATCAAGTGTTTGGAAATGTACCCATTCTAAATTATGAACGAGTTGTCTTTTCCGTAGAAATTGTATCAGTGAGTGACCAAAGTTTCAGTTTTGGAAATGGTCAGGATGGCGTTGAAGCTGTTGGTGTTGGAACATCTTCAAGCAGTCCAAGTCAAGTCTTGGCGAGCGATTCCGTCGCATTTTACAATGACGGCGCGGTGTGGACAAATAATTCCCTTTTGGGATGCAATTACGCCCCATTTATGGGTAGCAACCACGTAATTGACGTTGCAGTCGATCGAGTGTCAAGCAAAATATGGTATCGCGTGGATGGGAACGCGTGGCAAACATAATATATATATATATATACCGAAATGGACTTTCTAAGAAATAATTCAGTATTATAAAACTTTTACTCCAGTAGCTCAGTCGGTAGAGCGTGGTGCTTATACTTACTTCCGTATATAAAAGACATCGCAAAAGAAACGCCAAGGCCGAGAGTTCGATCCTCTCTTGGAGTAAATATTTTTTTTGCCCTTTTTTTTTTATCTGTTTCTCTCAAAACCTAAATAAAGAAAAAGTAAATACAAATACAATGCGCGGTGGTCAAATCAACGTAGAAAACGGAAAACACCTTAAGTTTTCAGATTTTTCTACCGATGTAAACGAAGCATGGAATGGTACATTAGACCATGTTACGTCGACAGGAGGACTTGAATCTGATTTTGGCATTTCAAAACAAGCTTTAAAAAAAGATGGCAATTCAATTGATCCAATTTATAGTTTCCAAATAAAAGAAAGACTTGAGGAAAAATTTGAAAAGGAACCAAAACTAAATCCGTCAGATCCAAATGTATCTAAGTATTCTGAAGTCGTAGCTCTTCCTGAGCAAGTAAACGAATACATAACGAAAAGCCAAGACAGTGAAGAAAAATTGAAAAGGTGGAATGAAGATGTGTCAATCACTCGATCCTTTTTAGTGGATAACTCATTTGTTTCTAAAAATTCTTATTTATCGAAAAGATCGAGACCAGTATATCATTTTGGAAAAGATGGTAAAATGTATTTTAACGTAAAAATTCAAGTAGGCGAAAATACTGAAAGTGAAATTGTCAAGTGGGAATATGATGCTGGTTTCAAGCAATTTGTCCTAGCAGACGGTACAGAAATCATAAATAATACATACAGAAATTCTGCTAACAAAAATGTAATTTTACTTCCACCTCAAGTAAAACTTGCTCAATCATTTTTAAATGATGAAAAACAATTTTACAAGTTAAGAAGCTTACGAGAAGAAGTTCAGTATTATAGATTAGTTAGGGATGTAGAAGAAGAAATTTTAGATGCTTTACAAAATCCTAATCCAAATTCGGGGTTTTGGAAATATCTTGCAGATCGACAGATATCTGCTTCTGCGTCTCCAGGAATTTTTGGATTTTTTTCTGCGTCCCTTTCTTCAGTCGTAGCTTCTCTACCTTTTGTTGGTGCTATTGTGGGTGAGGGTAGAAGCAGAAATAATGATAATATTTATGACGCTTACTCTAAAAGTAAAGAAATAGGAACAGAAGATTATACGCGAACAATTGAGGATCAGAAAGCAAAAGTTGAAAAAGCTGAACAAGCTTTTCGTATAGCTGCTCAAAATTTAAAGGAGCAAGATAGTTCATTTGTTGATTTATCTCCGGCGAAATCTCAAGCTCTTGCTCCGGCTCTTGCTCCGGCTCCTGATCTGGCTCCGGCTCCGGCTCCTCCAGCTCCGGTTCTTGCTCTTCTTTCGGCTCCTGCTATTGTTTCAGCTCCGGCTCCGGCAGCTTCAGCTCAACCTCTAGCTTTAACTGCAAATCTAGCTCAGGTTGCAGCTGCTGCACAATATTCTTTATTTGAACAAAATTCAACTAGTACAGCTGTAACACAAATTATTTCTTCATTCGTACCCTCAGCTTCAACTCCACCTGTAACTCGTGCTCCAAGTGCTCCTGCTCCAAGTGCTCCTGCTCCTGCTCCTGCTCCTGCTCCTGCTCCTGCTCCTGCTCTTGCTCCTGCTCCTGCTCTTGCTTCAGCTCCTGCTCCTGCTCTTGCTCTTGCTCCTGCTCCTGCTCTTGCTTCAGCTCCTGCTCCTGCTCTTGCTCAGGCTCCTGCTCTTGCTTCAGCTCCGGCTGCCACGCGATCTTCAGCTCCTACTAAGGCTCGTACTCCGAGTGCTCCTGTATCACTTTTAGCACAATTACTGACTCCTGCTTCTAATACTCCTTTGTCTTTAGTATTGGATCCTATTACAAGCTCAATTAACAAAGATAAGGTTACATTAAATATTGGGGATAAAGTTTCATGTGAGTTTGGAGGAAATGTTAAGGAAGGAATCATTGCAAAGTTTGATAAGGATACACGAGGCAATGTTATAGTTCAAGTAAACAATGGACAAGGAGGATTTTGGGGAAGAGCAGCAGTCGACTGTACGCTAGTCGCACGCTCGGCTCAAACAACAGCTCAAACACTTCCGAGTGCTCCTGCATCACTTTTCGAAAAACTACTGTCTCCTGCTTCTCCATCTTCTCCAGATCTAAAACCTACATCTAACCCTCGAGCTGCCTTGCCAATGTCAAACCAATTTGCCTTTGATTCAAAATCAAATAAAATTAATCAATTTGAAAGATCGCCTTTCTTAAAAAGGTTTTTAAAATCAAGGTCTAAAAAGTCAACGAGCCCAAGGAAGAAAATGAGCAAGTCAAGAAGCAAAACAAGTAGCAAAACAAGGAGTAAAACAAGGAGCAAGACAAGAAGCAAGACAAGAAGCAAGTCAAGTAAAAAATTACTTACTCCTGCTCTTATAAAGAGAGAAAACTTAATGCCCGGAGATGTATTTTGGGGCATTGCATCTCAAGACGGAAAAAAGTCATTTGTGACATTTGGAGGATTTTGGAATGAGAAAGATAATGTACCCGAACCCGATGGCAACACGTCTATAGAATACAGGTCTACTTATTTTAGAAGCGACGATATTGTAATCGATGGCTTTAGAGCATCAGAATGCTACAATAAAAAGGGATTTGGTTTAGGATCTGGATGCGATAAAGTATACTTAATTCGCAAGCTTAAAAATTAATAGAAATTTAATATGTTGTGAAAACAAAAAACCAATCTAATCAAAAATATAAGTGTCACTAAAAAGAAAAAGCAACTTTGCCATTCAAACTTCTTGCCCTCTATGGCACCGAGAAAATATGTTAAGTCAAGGTCCAAGCCGAAAAGTCGCCGTTCTTTAAAAATGAGAATGAGATTAAGGGGTGGTAAAACAGATTCTGAAGGAAAACATGTGTTAGGTACACCTTTTGATGTTAAAGAAGCATTTGCAAATACTAACACGTTTATATCTAAAAACGGTGCTTTAATGTCATCAGATGGATCAAAATATTTAGCGACGTCAAGACAAGT